CCAAATTAAAATAAGCGGAATAACAATATGCTCGAAGATCTCATAGACAGCTAAAAATAATAAAAGAAAAGTAAACCATAAACTTGTCTTTGATTTCTTTGCAACATAAGTAAATACTTTATGATGCCACTCAGTTATTTTCTTAGTAAAACTTAATATTTTATTTCGCATAATCCCTTTCTTTTATCATTTCTAAATAATGTATCGCTTTATCTATGTCTTGTTCTTTTCCTTTTACTGCATGTCTGCATATATATTTTATAGCCGACCCTTCTGCAAAAGGCAACCTGTTCTTATTTATAAACTCACTTGGCTGCATAACCATGTCTTTGTAGTGACTTCCGCCTATTTGTTTTTTGTAAGCTTCCACTTGTTTCATAATGTCAATCCTTTCTGTGTATTACTGCTTTTTATTAAAAATAAACTTTTTTTAGATCGTGAACATGCTACAAATTTTAACCTTATTTTTGTAAAAGGCGGTTCTGTTCTAGTTAATTTTTGGTCTAAAATAACGTTATCATATTCCAAACCTTTAATTTTATGAATATTTGCAATAAATATTCTTGGTTTATCTAAATCTCTGTCATTATCCACAATTGTTTTTATATAGTTTTGCATTTGAAAACTAGCAGGCTTATTTATGTCTTGAAAACTAGTAGCTTTCTTTACAGTAGAAGTTAAATAATTATTTTTAATAAAATAATCCATTGAATAGGATCCTTTCTCTATTAAATCCATGTTGTCTTCACTATACTTAGAACCAAGGTATTTTAAATCTATTTCTTTGAGCATTCTTTTAATTGAAGATATAGTTAATTTTTCTCCAGTAACAAAACTATTAAATTCCCGGTGGTTTTTAATTTGAACTTTAGGATATTTAAAAGGGTATATTTCTCCTAAAAAATCCATAGGCATACCTTGGTTAAATAAAAAGTCTATAGCGTTTTCTGCTTTACCTGCTCTATGGGTAAATATAAAAGTTTCTTTTGTAGATTTTAATTTTTGTACCAGTATTTCTAAATTGGGTGAATTTTTTAAATTAATTAAACCATATATTTCTCCTTCAACAACAACCCCGTTTCTTTTTCCTTCTTGATCTAATTCCTCTCTAGGAAGCCAGACTCTCTGATACTCAAACGCTTTCCAAATAGGCTGTATAATTTTTTTACAATACTCATTAATTATTCGTGGACATCTGTGGCCTTCTTTTAACTCTACTTCAGGTTTTGCAAATTCTTCATGAAAAGATTTTGGGTTTGCTCCTGAAAATTCAAATATAGCTTGGTCAGGGTCCCCTGCTTTGTAAAAAAAATCACAGTTTCTAGACATTTTAATTTCAGCTTGTCTTTGTATTACACTTGAGTCTTGAGCTTCATCTACTATCAAAACTTTAATAAGGGGATCGTTTGCTAGTTTACAATAGTATTCTACCATATCTGTAAAATCTAAAACGTCTCCAACCCTAGAATGTAAATCTGGATCTGTTTTATAGTTTGTAAATAAAGCTGCTAAATTTGATAGTTCAGGTAATGTGTATTTAAATTCGTTCTTTTCTTCATAAGTTAAGTCCATGTAATAAGAAGTTAAATCTTTTTTAGTTTTACCTACGTTATCTCTTGCAAAATTAAAAAATCTAAAAAAAGGATGTTGTTTAAGCAAGTGCTGTATAGATTTAAAAGTCTTGGTCTTAGTGTGCTTGTTAAACAAAGGGTCTAAGTTAATTAAGTTATTATAATCATTAATCTCAAAAATATTGTCCTTACTAACTTTTAATTGATCTTTACAATATTTGTGAATAGTAGATACGTTTTCGTTTAACGTACTTTTGGCCGTGGTAATTTTATAAAATATTTCTTTTTTGTATTTTTCTTGATATAATTCTATGTTTTTTGTACTTAATATTTCATCTCTAATATGGTTAGCAGCGGCTCTAGTGTGAGATATCACTAATATATCGGTAGCTGGATAGTCTTGAATTTTATTATAGAACGTTTCTACTAAAAAAGTTGTTTTTCCGGTTCCAGGAGGACCCGCTATTCTAATTTTTTTCATTATTCTTCTCTAAAAGTTTAGGGGCTTCTTCCTCTGTAATTTTGAGTGTTTCTCCATCCTGAACAGTTATTAAAATATTTTCTCTGTCTTCTGGATAAGACCAACTAGGACAAGATATCTCCTCTCCTGTCTTAGTTTTTGCTTTTCCATTAGTTTTTTTTGCCTTTAAAACTTTCTGTATTTTGAACATCAATTCACTTGCCGACATTAAGATTCTGTTTCCCGACAAATAACTTTTTAACTCAGCCAACTTGAAGTGTATTTTTCTATCTTCTAGATCGTAATAACATGCTCCGCTTAAAAGATGTATTTTGTGAACAGTGACCGTTGTTTTTTCAAAAAAGTCACGCATTAGAGATTTAAAATCATGATCAATATTTGCTTCTTCGGTAGCTTCTTCTGTTATTTTTTTATCTATTCTTTGATCCATTACATTTTTAAAATCATCTGCTTTCATTCTTTCTAAAGCTCGTGGAGGAAAATAGCCAAAATCTTGTAGTTTTGAGATAAAAGCTTTTTTATCCATTAACTCACTTCCTTTAAATTCTACACGAACATCTTCTAATTTTGTTTTTGACCTTTTTACTTTTACATACATGTAATATTTTGGTGGAACACTAGAGTATTCAAAAATCTGGCCTAATGTTTCGTCTGCTTGAATAAGGTCTACTGCTTCTTCTGGAGTTATTCCAAAAACGTTTCTTTTACAAGTGCTTGCGTCACAATATTTTTTAATACCAGGAACCTTACACTTATATTTGTACTCATTTTTTTCAAGAGACTCTACTATTTTACTAACTTCTTTTTCTTCTAGACTAGGTTTAATCCACTCATTGTTAAATTCCCTTAGTAAAATACCCGTATCTTTTTTCTTACCTGTTATTTTTGTATAGGTCGAAGCAGATTTGCTATAAAATAAAGCTGCTTGAAACGCAAATTCGTTTCTTATTCCACTAGGAATACATTTCTTATCTTTTAAACAATTTTTTATACAAGGAAGCATTTGAGGTTCCCTGGTTTCTTTTTCTTTTTTTGGTTCTTCTTTTAAAAAAATATCTAAATTTTCTTGTGCATATTTTTTATGCATTTCAAAAAATTCCTCTAGCGTTGCCGCTTCAAAATTATCTTTCCAGGCGTATCGATAACCTTCTTCGTGGTTAAAATAAGGCATATTTAACCAATTACCAGTTCCACCAGTTATAAATTTTGTTTGCATAGGATAAATCCGATCAAGTTTATCAGCAAGTCCTAATTGAGCTGCAAAGTTTTTCAAAATAAATTGCATTTCTTCCGCAGGTATAAATTTAGTAGTAAATAAAAACAAATGTGCGCCGCCACTTTTTGATCTACATAATATTAAAGGTAGATTAAGCTGTCTAATTTTTTTCAATAAACTTTCATAATCATAATTGTAAATGTCCACATCAATAACACCCCACTTGCAGGTGCTATCTTCTTTAACTGGCATAATACCTAAACTATTTCCAATACCTTTAAGATGGTTTTCCCATAATTCTTTTGTTACAGGTAGTCTTTCTACTCTAGACAGTCCTTCTTGTTTACCAGGAATTTTTGAAACTTCCCTTTTAAACCAACCATACGCAGAGTCGAGGCCTTCAAATATATTTATAAATTCTTCTATCATAACTTTAAAGGGCCGGCTTAGTCTCCCTCCCCGGCCCCGTTATCCTACGCAGGAATTTATAATATAACTGCCTTTTCTTTAGCTGGATTTTCAGTTTCGTGTTTAGCTTGTACTTCACCTTTGCTTACGCTTGCCGCAAAGTTTTTAGCTATTTCATAAACTGCTTTATCCTGTACCGGTCCAACTGTTGATACATCCCAACCAAACCATGTTCCTTTGTCATTAGACATTTGAACAGTTTTTAGTTTATAAATGTGGCTATATGTTGGCGGCGTGAATAAACCATCCTTACCTTGAAGTTTAAGTCCCATCATCATCGAGTTCCACTTACGACTAATTTTTAATTGAGTCGATTTCATAGAAATCAAAGCTGTTGCTGGACTCTTACCTAATAACACTACAAAATGGTTTGCCGTGTTCTCGATATAATTACCGTTCGGTAATCTATCTTTGTAAGATTTATCACGAGTTGTTTTACTCATGATATCACTAGAGGCTTCATGTATTGCTACTGGAGCGCCTTTACTTTCACCTCTATCTTGCCATTCTACAAGTTTTCTTGTGTAGTATGCTGGCAATATATCTACCCCTTTAGAACCGTCAAAAACTTCATTCGTAACGGTGTTAAGAATCATACCAGGTTCTGCATCCTTGATATATTTCCCATGACTTTTGTTTATCTCAGGAGATAGTTGTCCTAATACTTTCAAAAATGGTAATGCAAGATCTTCTTGCGCCATATTCTGAGTACCTGCATGTGCATCAGCTTCGAATAAATTCGTTGCTAAAGCGCCTGCTCCTTGTTTTTTTGCTACTTCGCTCATGTTTATTGTTTCCTTTTTATGTTTGTTTTATTTCCAACAAATATGTTGAAAAGTTCCGTTGGCATTTCTTTTCCTGCCTCAATACGTTCACGGACTAA